TCACCTTTAATGGGTTCAATGGCACCTAACCAAGCTATTTATGGTGGTGGTCAGTATGGACAGGCTCAGTTCGTAGCTGGTGAACCAGTTATGCCTTCTGGATTCGTATTTGAAGGAGTAAGATTCTTTGAATCTACAAACTTCCCATCTAAAACAATTACGGTCGATATTGGAGATGGAAATGGAGCTGTATCTAAGACAACTCCAGCAGGACTATTCTTTGGTCCTCAAGCTATCGGTGTTGGTATCGGTGGTCCAAATGCTCAAGTTTTAATTAATAATAACGACGACTTTAGTCGCTTTATTATTCTCATATGGCAGTTATACGCTGGCTTTGCGAACTTGAATAAGGACTTCATTACCACTGCCTTCACAATTACAGAGTAATAGGAGGTATTAACTAATGGCAACTTACAAGAGTGACGCAGGAGCAATCCTTACACCAGGTAATCAGATCAACAAGCTATCCGCATTTAACCATGAGGGTGTACTTGGTTGGCCTGGAATTGAACTTTTTGAACAAATTGGTTTCGTAAAAGTTACTAATTTATCAGCTGATAAAGCTAGTTTCAAGAGTTTTAACATCACTGTACCTTCTCCAGATAGAAGAGTAAGTGACAGAGTGAGAGATGACCGCACAAGTTTAGTGGTCAAGGCTAGTGCAGCTAGACCTGCATATGTTTATGGAGCTTCCATAGCAATTGCACAGGATACACCTTCAGGTGGTCTTCCTAGCTTCCCAGCATCTCCAATAACAGCAGACCTTGGTGGTACAACTTCTGAGCTTCTACTACTTGGTCCAGACAACAGTGGTTCACCTCTTGGTGTTCCTTCAACACAGTTGAATGGTCTAGCAGCAGCTTCAAGTTCTCTAACCGCAGCAAGTTCATTATTTGCTCAAGGTGCAGAAGATACAACAACTGGCGACTTCCCAGCATGGACAAGCGTAACTAGCACAATTGCAGCTGGTGACGCAGCTAACTCCATGATGTACAAGGTAACAGCAGACACAACTTTTAAAGTTTATAATGTCAACGCTATTACTGGTACTTCTGTAAACGGTGACGGTGTATTTATCTCTCAGGATGATTCTGATGCAGGTAGAGCAGCTTACATTGTTTGTAGAGTTAACTACTTACGTCCAGCTAAAGCAGTATCTTGGGATGATGTTTCATCATTCATAGATTTTGCTTCACAGGTAGGCGGAACAGATTCATAATCTATATCTTTATAGAGTTACCAAAAAGGCGAGTCTCTCGACTCGCTTTTTTATTGTCAATAAAAAATTATTAAGGTAAGCTAAATTAGAGGAAAGCAATTTTAATTATGCTATATCAACACAAAGTTACAGGTGGATTGGTTGAGAAAATATCTCAACACGGAGAAGGGATCTTCATGGTGGTCAATGCGAATGATGAAGTTGATTACGTTCATGAAGATGATTTAATTCCTCATCTAGAGGCAACTAACGAAAAAATTAAAACAGAAGAAAGATTAACTGCAGAGCTAAAAGCTACTGGAGATAAATCTGCAAAACCAACTAATAGAGAAACTTTTCCTCTTGATAGAAGGTTGAATATAAATACTGCAAGTGCTAGACAGATTGCTGATACTCTGCCCGGAGTTGGTTTAAAGACTGCTAGAGATATAAAAGATTTACAAACTACAATGACAGGTGAAAGATATACAAAATTAGAACAATTAAAAGGAATTAAAAGAATCGATTGGGATGCAATATTTAAAGATAATTTAGTGAGAGTAGACTAGTAACAGGTATATTTTACTTGTTTGAATGAAGCTCGATACCTTTTTACAATCAAAAGTACGTTGGCATTTAGGTTATAACATAACTTCCATACCAGCTGGTGACCAAGCTCGACTAGAAGAAGCACTTAATAATGTTCAGGATTCTTTCTGGGTAAGTAAGATTGTAGAACAGGTTAGTAGATGTGATGAAGCAGAAAAAAGAACTGATATGACTGGAAGTATTAATAATAATACAATTCCAAAAAATAGAATAGAAAGTATTCTTGGTGACGTTGACAGAACAGTTTCAACATCAGACTTTCGTGAGACATTAAAGACTTGGACACAAATTTATATTTATGAAACAGATAGGTTAGCAATGCATCTTTATGTGCCTAATTATCGTAATCCAGAGCAGGCTAGATATAGATTTAATAGAGAAGGTGCAGAGTTTATACAAGCACTTCCTGGACCAGCTGATGTTGCTGTAGGAACACGTTTATTCCTAGAAACAAATCACAGGTAAAACATTTCCCCCTGTTATTCTTAAGAAAAGGATTGTAAATTTACAATGGCAGTAACCTACTTTCAAGACACAATATTTTTTACAGATACGACTTTATCTGCACCAGGGGATGGGACAGTTTTACAAGTAGCCTCAAATAATTTCTTTGCTACAAAAAGTTATACTTTGACAGTGACAGTTGCAGATATTGATACTAATGTAGTTGTTCGTTTGGATGGAAGTATTGATGGAACTAATTATGCTCCTATAATTGCAGCTCAAACAATTACTTCTAATGGCACTTCTGTTTATAGTGTGGCAGATAGACCAGTAAAATTTGTAAAAGCCGTGTTTGTTAGTGAGTCTGGTGGAGATAATTCTGCCACAGTTTTATTTAATTTAGCTGCATTATAAATGGCCGTTTTACCAAGAACACAACTTGGATATACTTTAGGTATAAAAAGGGATAGAGACATTATTAGTCAAGGTGAAAAGACTCCTGAAAACCCTTTTGAGCAAAGTAGAGGTCGTACTAGAATGGCAGGAGATAAACGAGTAGATATCTTCACTGCAGAAAGGGATTACATGAGAGCCCCAACTGTGAGAGGAGATTACTTACCTAATCGTTTTGTAGCTTCCGTACCTGTATCTAGATTGGAGAATTCTGATGGCTAAAGGAAAAATGCCTCCCCAACTTCTTGAATATTTTAAAAATAAAAATAAAAAGAAAGAAGATGGTAGTGGTGAAAAAATGTCTGATAAAGAGAAACGTAAAGAAGCTTTAGATAAAGCTAAAGATGCTAAGTCTAAAAAGATGAAAAAAGAAGAAAAATAGGAAAAAAACCTTCCTATATAATTAAACTAAGTCTCTTAGAAAGTAAAAGTGTCAAGCAGTAGTTCAAACAAACAACCGTTAATGGTGGATCGCCCAGCAACCGCCTCCACATTATGCACGGTTTCTTCAGGTCAATCTTTCTTAACAAGTTTGATACCTACATCAGTTGGTGGTGCTACTAAAGTATTTGATGTTGACTCTGCTTTGACAGACACTGCAATTAGTGGAGCCTATGTAGATGAGATATTTTTTAGATATACAAAAAGAGTTTTACAAACAATAGATGCAGTAACAGCTCCTACAGGAACTTACTCAGCAAATAGCACTACTTGTACTGTTACTCTTTCTTCTGGACATAATTTAGAAATTGGTCAGAGTGTATTTTTAGATTTTAAAACTTATAGTTCGGGTACAGTTCCAAAAGATGATACATTTACAGTTTTAGATACAGTAAATTTCACAAGCACAACTTTTGATGTAACTATTCCCTCATTAGGTGGAACAATAACAGGTAATGTGGACATTTCTTTACCTACTGATTTTTGTTTTTATCTTGTAAATACAGGAACAGTAACAAACATAAATCAATTTTTCCCTTTATTTGTCGCAAGTATTGATTGCAGTCAACAATCTTACAGTTTAAGTGAACAAAAGATATTGCCTTTTATAAATCATCCTACTGTTCAAGCTGGAGCTAATTTTGGATCTGCTAATAATGCACTTGCTCCAAAACAAAGAGGATTGATGTTAAAGAGAGGACAGGCATTATATGTAGCTGCAAGTGGAGCTAATGCTTTAACTAATGGATTTTATTGTAACGTACAGGGTGGTTTCTATTAAAGATTATGGCATTCGAAATAAAAGGTTTCGGTGAGTCATCAAAATTTAATTTTAAGAGTTTTAAAAATTTTAATAATAGTCCAAGAAAAGAAAGTATATATCCAAGAGGGTCTGATGGATATCAATTAGAAAGTGAGATAAAGTTTTATAATCAGGATTCTTTGTGGACTAGATGGAGAAGAGGATATGAATTATATGTAATGATGCAAACGATATTAGGATCTACTTCTAAAGAAAGAGATAGAAGAGGAGACTATAGATTGTTTTTTACATTTCAACAATTTCCCGGAGTTTTTATACCAGCAAGAATATTTACTTTTCCTTCTAAAAATAAAGAATTAGGTGAACATGTATGTGGGATGAGAGATACAGATGGATTTAGTTTTTATAATTTTGGATTACCTATACTTGCAGTAAGATATTTAGCACCATCTGTAGATGCAACTTATCAACAAAATGGTACAACTTTAGTTGTCACTAAAACTGATCATGGATTATTTCCCGGTGATGATGTTTTCTTAGATATATCTACTGGAAATGCAATTGATGAAACATTAGAAATTGTAAGTAAAACACAGAATACATTTACAGTTACAGCTACTAATTCTTTAACAACTTCTGGTAATGTAACCTACCATAATTCGACATCATTTACTGACACTAGATGGAGATTTGTGAGAGTAAAATTAAGAACTCTTCCTACAGAAGTAGCCTTTCTAGCTGGTGAAAGAATGGCTGATCGAATAATAGAAAAAGATCCGGGAATCTCCTCTACATATTCAAGATCGGGATCAGAAGTTACTGTAACTTGCAGTTCAGTTCATGGTTTATCTACAGGAAACAAAGTATTTTTAGATGTAAGTACAGGTAATGTCCCTTCTGGTCGATACACAATAGAAGTTACATCAACCACACAATTTAAAGTAACTACAATAACAAGTGGATCTACATCTGGAAACCTTACTTTAAGTAGATTATTAAGAGGATTCAGATATGACGATTATGTAGGATATACAGTAACTGGATCTGATGCCAGTACTCC